TTATTTTTGAGTATGTGCTGTATATGCTTTGTTGCAGGTACGCAATCCATCAATATGTTCAAAAAGATCAGGCTTTATTGGAGCACCAAGAGGATCTAAAACGAAATCAATGCCTTCACGTTGAGCAAGTTTAGCCGCTGAAACGAAATCACTATCGCCGGAAATAAGTACAATTTGATCTACTTGATGTTTGTAAGCCATAGAAGCTATATCGAGACCAATTTTCATATCAACGCCTTTCTGATCAATTTGTAAACAGAAATCGTCTTCTTGCAAATCGGAAAATTGAATAGAACCATTACAGAGTTTTTTTACAATTTGAGGTCTGAGAGTATAATGAGCCTGTTCTTCAGCAAGCTTTCCAAGACGGAGAGCAAATTTTCTTTTTTTCTTTAATTCATTGAAAAATAACGTAGTCCACTCAAACAAATCTGATTTCCCGAGATCAACTTGCTTTTTTAAAAAAGGATGATAAACACGCTTGCTGGAAGGGGCACAATCGTAATAAAAAATTCGGTATAGATTGCTGCTTTCACCGTGAAAATTTAAATGCCGCATACAATAGTTTGCCAGTTCTGCAGCGCGCTCTTCAGCGGTCTGGTCTCCGAAAACTGCTTGAGCTCTTCGACGATAAAAACCACCGTCTACAAGAATAGCGGTTTTAGTTGCAAAGTTGTTCTTTAACGATTCCATATTTTATCCTCCAGGTATAAAAAAAGCTCTAGGGTTCGGTCATTCCCATATGCTGAGAGACGTACAACCTAGAGCATTATTAACATAGTCGATTGTGTAGCTACGTTTGTATAATATATGCTTTTGGTTGAAAAATCAATATAAAAAAAGAAAAATTAACAAAAATGTAACATTTATATTGAGTGAAAGTTTTTATTTCCAGAATTCCATCACCTGCAGCTCCGGTACAAACCGGATTGAATAATGATCGACCGAAACCCAGAGATCTCCGTATTTCATCCGGTAGCAGTCCAGGGCTTCTTTTAAGTATTCCTCTGTCACCTGCAGGTATTCTGCCATTTCGTAGATCGAGCGGCAGTGGTGTTTATAACATTCTATGATACCGATCAGGCCGATCTGCATGTCATATCCGTAAAGCCGTGCTCGTAATTCCTGCTTTCGATTTTGAATATCTTTTTGGTCCATGATATTTCCGTAAGTTGTATAATGATGTCCGAGTTCTTCAGCAAGGACACATGATTTTTCGGTGGAAGAAAGATTTTTCTCAATGGCAATATTTCCAGCATAATAAAGTCCCTTTAAACCGGATATTTCCGATAAGTCCATTTCAACGATATTCAAATCAGTATGTGATTTCTGCATTTCTTCGTAAGTCAAAAGAATCACTCCTTAGGCCGTGCTGCAATAAGTAATTTTTTGTATTCTTCAATTTTTTGTAATTCTTCAGGCGTAAAATTATCACCGTCTTTATGTGCAGCAATAGTAGTATCCATATCGTCCCATCCCATTAAATATGATGGTGTGCAAGCAAATATACGCGCCATCTCTTCAATAGTAGAACGTTTTATATTTTCAACGCGACCATTTTCATATTTTGCAACAGCAGACTTTTTCAAGCCTAATTTTTCAGCGAGTTCCTCCTGCGTTAAATTGTTTTCTAAACGACATTTTTTGATCCTGCTTGCCATTTTACACATATAATAACACCTCCTTAAAGTGTCTTAATTTTACTACATATTTACTGAGAATGCAATAAAAATCTTAAAAAGTGTCTTAAAAAGACAAAAAGTGTATTGACATGATAAAAGCGCTGTGATATTATTTGAGTGTCTTAAAAAGACACAAACAAAAAAAGCAAGAAAAGAGGTGAAATTAGTGAACAAGAAAAAATTAGAGTCCGTAATGAAGCTGTTTGATGATACTGGACAGACATTGGCAGAATATCTTGGTATTGCACGCCCTACTTTTTCAAATAAGTTAAACGAAACAAGAGGGGCGGAATTTACACAAGGTGAAATACGAATGATGAAAGAACGATACAATCTGACAGCACAGGATGTAGATGAAATTTTTTTTGATCCAAAAGTGTCTTAGAAAGACACCTGAAAGCGAACAAAAAACTGACAGAAGCACTATTCTATCAGTTTTTGCCTAAATTTGTTTACCCTATATATTTTGCAGATTGTTCACTTAAGCCCCAAACCATTGCCGAGGCCCCAGTCCATTGCATACATGTTCAATCACATCTGTAGTGCCAAATGCTTCTATGAAATATTTCGTCACTTACGCAGTTTTAGTTCTGCAAGTATAAGATTAGCCCATTAGCTGACGAATATGAGAAAAACTATGATAACTCATAAAGGGAACAGGGCAAAGTCAAAAGTTTGGTCAATATAACCAGCTCCTTTCATTGCCCGTGTAAGGGTACAGATTGATTCTACCATTGTAATAAAAATATTACAAGAGAAAAAATAGGAGGAATAATGAACGAGGTAAAAAATTTTTAATTCAGAAGAGTTCGGTGATGTCCGAACAGTAACTATTAACGGAGAACCGTGGTTCGTAGGTAAAGATGTGACGGCATCACTTGGATATTCTAATTCGAGAGATGTATTGGCAAAACATGTTTGCCCAGAAGATAAGGGAGTAGCAGAATGCGACACCCTTGGCGGAAAGCAAAAATTAGGAATAATTAATGAATCCGGTTTGTATGCTCTGATTTTCGGAAGCAAACTGGAAAGCGCTCAACGATTTAAACACTGGGTAACTTCCGAAGTCCTTCCGGCGATCCGCAGAACCGGCGGTTACCAGATGCTAGCCCCACAGGGAAAAGAGCTTCTTGCACTGGCGGTGCTGGAAGCTCAGAAGACGATTGAGGAGCAGAGCAAGGCAATCGAGCGAATGAAACCGAAGGTTATTTTTGCCGATGCCGTTGAGACAAGCCACACGTCGATTTTGATCGGCGACTTGGCAAAGCTGTTGAAACAGAACGGCGTGGATATCGGTCAGAAACGTCTCTTTGATTGGATGAGAGAAAAAGGCTATCTGATCAAAAGAAAGGGATCTGATTGGAACATGCCGACCCAGAAAGCCATGGACATGAAAGTTTTTGAAGTAAAAGAGTCCACGGTCAACAATCCGGACGGATCTGTAAGGATCAACCGTACAACCAAAGTGACAGGGAAAGGTCAGACTTATTTCGTAAACAAATTTTTAGATTCTCGAGACAATCGCGACCGCGATCTCGAAGATGTCCGAGTTTGACAAGGGCTATCTTCTGGGCATGGGAGAAGCGATGGTAAGCAAGAAAAAAGAAGCGAGAGCAGAAGAAAAAGAAAATAAGGAGGGAACGATGAATCCAATAAGAGTGGCCATAGTCGCATTAATTGGGATAACTGTAGGAGCAGTATTAGTAAAATTTATCTGGAAAGATATCAAGGACGACCCTGTAGGTAATTTAATAGTGCCGGCAGCCACTGCTCTTTTAACAAATTTGTTGCTATGGTGGTTAGAAATGCGACGATAATCGAGGAGGTAAACATACGTGAAGAAAGAGAAGAAAATTACCATTGTCTATGTGGGCAAAGAACTTTCAAAAGAAGAAATCAAAAACTTCGAAAAAGACAACCCGGGATACCGGCTGAGCTTTGAGCTGCGGCATCCAGACTTCCCACTGTGGTTTTCAATAGGAAGTCTGATTGCGTCGATTGGACTTTTGATCCTATCCATTGTGATGCCTATAATCCGTATAATTTGGTGAAATAGATCTGGAAAAATGGCGAAAGAACAATAGACAATGCCGAAATGATAAGAGCAATAACAGAAATTATGATTGGGATCCTGCGCCATCGATTGGAAACCTTGAGGGTGTGCAGATATGCTTTTCCTGCTTCTGTGATTTTACAATAGCTCTGTTGAGTAGAAGGATCGAAAAAGATATCAATCATTTTTTCACGATGCATGAAAGTAACAATATCTGATTCTTCAGGAAGAGATTTGTATTGCTTTAGATGTTGGATTTTATGCAAAAAGCGTTGTTGCTCCTTTGAGTATTTGGACTCCATATTTACGTCTCCTTTCTTGAATACTTGGGCATGGCAGTACCCTGTACCAAAAGAATAGGAGCGGACGTTGAAAATGTCAATAGAAAACACAGGAAGAGGACGTGAAAATGATTGAAAAAGGAGCAGGCTACAATGTGTGTGATCCAGGCAAAATAACGAGTGTAAAGATAGCCAAAGTAATTGAGATAAAGGCAAAAAAGGGAATGGGAACAGAAGAAGACCCAGTACGCGAAATAACACAATACTGGGACTTGGAAGGAAATCTTCTGATAGAAAAAGATCCATATTTATATGGAGAGCAAACATATTCTGAATCGAAGGAGTGACGTAGATGATTGAAAAGATAGTATTTATTGCGTGTGCAATCATTTTTTGCGTAACACTTTTCGGCTTTATAATTACAGTGCTTGAGATGTTAAACGTGAAAGGAAAGGTGAAATACTGGATCAAAAGATGGAAAAAGAAAAAGGTAGAAACGCCCAAAAGTGAAGAAGTTGAGCTTCCTGCCTGCATAGAAAAGATCATCGATGATTATCTGGAGCAACATCATTAAGCCGAAACGGCCAGCAATGGCCGTCATGCAAGGGGTGACTGCCTTGTGTCTGATGATGGCAGGTCAGGTCAAAACTGCACAAAGAAAAAAGCATAGCCGACGGGCGGTGCATACCATAAAGAAGAGGTGAGGCTTTGTGAGTGAAATTATGTGTGTTACCCGAATTACAATCGGGGGACAGCAGTATACGGCAGAGGAACTCGGAGAAGAAAAAGTAAAAGAGATTGTTCGCCAGCGCGTGGAATCTGCGGTGGAGTCGATCGGTTATGAAAGGACGCAGAAATGAAGAAATCAGATAAAGCGGCGCTGGCGATCGGCGCGGTTGGTACATGGATCTACATCGGCGGCGTGGATTCCGATCTGTGGGGTCGTGCCGCCCTGGGAGCCGGAATGTTTCTTCTTGCGCTCGCTGGTAAGAAGATCGGCGATTATATTGAAGAATGCCGAGAGGAGCAGGAAGAACAGGAAGAAGAGCGCCGGGATGCGGTGTTTGCGGCGTGGATCCGGAACGGATCACTGAAAGGATAAGGAAACGTAGAATGAAAAAAGAGAGATTGACGGTAAAGAATCCAGATGGAACATACCGGATCTGGATGGAACGCGCCGGAACATTTCGGCTTGAGAGTCAGATGGATTCTGTTTTTGCATATGGCGACCTGGTCAACAAGCTGGGCCGGTATGAGGACCAGGACGAAGAAAAACATAAAAAATAGCTCCTGCCCAAAAAGCAGGAGCCCGTAGCCGGATGGCATACTTATCCTCACAAGATTAGTGTACCACCCGGCTGTCGAAATGTCAAACGGGGCGGGAAAACCCGCCTGTATTTTTAACAAAAAAATTGGGATTTGAAAGGGCTTGCTTCTGCCCTTTTCGGACTCGATAAAGATATTAAAGATAGGACAGACAGATGGGAACAAAGCGGGAAGAATACAGGCTTCGTGGGGGAGACATCCTCGAGATAAGAGAGTTCCACGATGGCCGATATGGAGCGCCGGGACAGCGGCGGGAGAAAAAGAAAAAGCCGACAGAGGAGCAGATGCGGCAGGCAAACGAGAGAGAGAAGATCCGGAGATGCCAGCTACGGATGATGACGTATTTCCATGAGGGCGACTGTCTTGCAACGCTGACATACCGGCAGGACAAGAGGCCACCCAATATGAATGAGGCATTGAAAGATTTTCAAAAGGCAATCCGAAAAGTGCGGAAGGAATATCAGAAACGGGGATATGAAGTGTTCTGGATCCGGAATATTGAACGGGGAACCAAGGGAGCCTGGCATATCCACATTGTTCTTAACGAGATTGGAGATACAGCCAGTATTTTACAGCAGGTATGGGGGAAAGGCGGTGTCTGGTCGTGTGAAATCAAAAACAGTCAGTTTTACAGCGAAGATTTCTACCAGCTCGCCAGTTATCTGACCAAGAGCGAACACCGGATCGAACATAAATCGAACGGGGACGCTGCGAAGCCGCGGTTAAAAGAAACGAGCTATAACACATCAAGGAATATGCCGCTGCCGGAGCCGAAAATTCAGAAACTTGTCCGCTGGCAGGAGGAGGCAAAGCCCCGCAAAGGGTATTACATAGCAAAGATTTATGAGGGATATAACCCGGTAACCGGATACAAATACAGACAGTATACGATGATCCGTCTGGAGAGGAGGCGAACAGACTATGATGTCGACAGACGTTTACGTCGAGACAAGCATAAGCGCACCGCAGGAAAAAAAGCGTAAGTGGGGTTATGTGCTGGAAGCTCCGGGAGGGAGAACAGTATACCAACTGGGTGAGATGACTGGCACAATGCATGGAATTACGCTGCAGGTTCTGATCAAAGCACTTCGCCGGTATCAAAAGCCGAGCCGGATCACGATTCATGCAGCGGATGAGTGGGTTCTGCAGATGCTACTGCGTCAGCTCTCTGCGTGGGAGCAGAATGGATTCACCAATGCAAAAGGGGAGCCGATCAAATACCAGGAAGACTGGGAGCAGCTGGCAAAATTAGTCAAAATACATACAATCACGATCGCTCCGGGGCGGCACGCGTACAGTGCCTGGCTGCAGAGCGAGATGGAGAAAATGGAAAGAGGGAAACAGGATGTTTGAGAAATTTGGAGAAATGAATTCCTTCCAGGAAATCAATGAACTGGCAGAAAATTTGTTCAATGAAGGAGATATCGGAAGTTTGAAGGCGATGGCTGCGGAAAATGGGATTCCAGAGGATTTCGTGGAAATGTTCTGCAGTGGTGACCTTCCGGTTTTATGCGATGCAACGACGGCAGCGATTGGCAAGATCGAGGTCGAAGCCGCGAAGATGAAACCGAAAGAAATCATGGAAGATTGGACAGAATATCTGAGGAGTCAGTGCATGGAAAATGAATTGCTAGCGTACAGCGTCCGAAAGAAGGGGAAATCCCTAAAAGGGTGCATAGCAGCGCTACTGATGTGGTCATTCAAAAATCAGCAAACCGTGGACAAGGGTATTATCAAGGCAGCTGGCATATCTGCAGGAAAGGTCACCCTGGGTATTCCGGGGATGGCCAGGGCAAAGCAGATCATCACGGACTACTACATGGGAGATATAAAAAAATGAAAAGAACAAAATTTTTGAGATGCGAACCATGCAACGCTCCAGAAAAGGCCAGTGAAGATAAAGTGGTAGCAGCAAGTCAGATCTTAGATATTGACGGGGAACGTGCTGTTGAGATAAGCCTGTTTTTTAGAGGAGACCTAAAAGGTCGGTACTTTGCGGACAAGGAAAATCACAGTGCCTATGTAGATGGAAAATGGTACACATGCAGACTGAAAAATGTAGTTAGAATATGCGAGGGATTAGAGCCACTGAAAAATGATTATTACTATTGTTCGACAGATATGGCGTGGGCCTCAAATGAGGATGAAGAAAGAGCACAGGATTTCCTGGAAACATGGAGCATAGACAGCTATGAGGGAAGTCTAAGCTGCAGAAAGAAGCAGAAAGCAATAGAACGAAAAATAGACAGAATAAATCAACAAATGGCAGATATACCGTGTGTACCGGAAGAGGCAGAGAGATGGCTGGAGCAGGAAATATTTCCGGGGCACATACTCTTCATCAAAAAAACAGGGAAAAGAACAATGTACACCTGTACAGGTTGCGGATGTAGTAGCTGGAAAAAGAAAGGATGGAAACACGGAGAAAAGACAACCTGTCCAAAGTGCGGCCAGTCAGTAACGGCAAACAGCAGACAGTATGAAAAGACGAGAACAGCTCCGGTTGTTATTTTACAGAAATACGGTAGACAGTGGGTGGAGCGTCAATTCAAAGCGGTATGTAAATGGGCAGCAGGAAAAAAAGAAATACAGATGTTTGAACAGATAAGAGCAATTATCCCAAAAGGAAAATGCTGGGGAAAGGTTTGGTATGGAACAATACCGGAGGCAGATGAGTTTGAACAGGATTTCTGGGATAGCAATCCGCAAAATAAAAGATTTTTATCATCATATTTGTATCCAGGAAATTTGCAAGAGGTTTTACCAGCAGGAGAACTGGAACGGAGTGGAATGGACGTGCTGGCCAATAAAGGAAGAAAGTTCAATGTCAACAAATTCATAACAACATTTCATGAAAGGCCATATCTGGAATACCTGGCCAAGGCGGGACTGAGCAGATTGACGGCAGAAATTGTTGATTGGTACGGTTGGTGGGGAGATCCGAATGAAATATGTACATATGCGCAAAGCCTGCAAGGGGCACTGCAGTTAGACGGAAATAAAGTCAACAGAATGAAGCAGCTGGACGGAGGGCTGTGCACATTGAACTGGCTACAATACGAAGAACTGGAGGAGGTAAAAATCCCGCAGGAAGCACTGGAGTACCTGACAAAAAAGAATCTGAGGGTTGGTGAGTGCGAGGATATACTTAGAGAGTTGAAAAGTGTGACCAGAATGGTCAATTATATGCAAAAGCAAACAATTCCTCCGAAAAAGTTGGTTACAACATGGAGAGATTATCTCAGAATGGCGAAAGAAGAGGGATATAACACAGAGGACGACATTGTTAGATTGCCAAAAGATTTGAAAGCAAGGCATGACTACATGGTTGAGCTTGGAAACGAACGAGCTGACGAAAAACGGTTGAAAAGGTACATAAAACTGGATCGGCAGATCAAAGAACGATTGGCAGAGGCAAAAAGATATTTCTGGGAGAACGATAAATACATGATTATTCCGGCCGGAACGTGTGAGGAGCTGATAATCGAGGGTCGGACACTCCACCATTGTGTGGGTAGGGATGACTACTACATGAAAAAAATGGCAGCAGGAGAAAGCTGGATTCTATTTCTTCGAAAAAAAGAGAATTTGGAAAAGGCATATTATACCGTGGAGATCAGCATGAAAGATGATCGTATCCTGCAATATTATTCAGAATTTGACCGTCAGCCAAACAAAACGACTATCAGCAAGGTACTGGAAAAATTCGAACAGAGCGTGAAATGCAGACATCAGGCGCGGATCACGGTGCCAGGAGCAAATATAGCATAAGGAGTCAGCATGGTGGAAGATTATAGAATCATTATCATAATCGGCAGTGCAGAGCCAACTGGACAGTATGAAGTGACCAGAAAAGGAAACAGGAAACCGGTGCTGAAATATACTGAACGATACGAAACGCGGGCAGGTATTTTCCGGCCGGAAGTATGGAAAGCGAAAGTAATGGAGGAAATAAAAGCAGACGATGAGCTGGAACTCCTGGAAAAGGTCAAGGAATATTGCAGAACTCATTGCGAATGGCTGAAAAAAGAAAACGAACTGGAAGAATATGCCATTGATTGCTTATGCGGAAGAATATACAGATGTTGGTCGGATTTTGAGCATGAGGAAACAATAATCTGGATGTAAGGAGGAAAAAAATGGAATATGTGCAGTTGACCCTGGATGACTGGGTACAGATGAAACAGAAATTGAAACAGGAACTCCTGGGAGTGAAACAGAGCTTTGTCCGGATTGGATACGCTTTGAGACAGATTGACGATCAGAAGCTCTATGAACAGGACGGATACAAAAGCATAGCGGAATTTGCTCAGGCCGAGTATGGCCTGGGACCGTCTATAACCAGCCGGTTTATGAGCATCAACAAAGAGTATTCCGTTGATGGCTACTCTGAACATCTCCGGCCGGAATACGCCGATATGGGAAGAAGCCAGCTGGAGGAAATGCTGAAGCTGCCGGAGAGTGATCGGCAGATGATACATCCCGAAACATCCCGAGAGGATATTCGGGAGCTGAAGCGGTTTAACAAATTGGCACCTGATGCGGAGCAGGCGGACACAATTGAAAAATTGGTGCAGAAGTTTTATGAAATAAATCCGGAGACGATGAAGAAGCTGGAGCAGAGTGCAGCATATGCAGAATGGAATATCGGAAAAATGGCTGAGATTGTTAATCCGTCTGGAACGCGAACCTTTCGGATGGGGATGTTCTTTGCTGCGATGTATGAACAGAATCTTCAAATCAAGCAATTTGGACAGACACCGCGGCCGATGAGCTGGGATAAGTTCTTTGAGCTCTCGAGGATTTTCTTTGAGAAGAAGCATGAGGAGACAGTGGTGGAGCAGGAGACAATCAGAGAAGAACAAGAACCAGAAACAATAACAGAGGAGCCGACATTCTATCAGAAGGATGATCATAAGGAGGATGCAATGAAAGCAGAGGTGCAGCCGCCGGAAGATAATCATCCCAAAATGCAGTTAGAGGAGAAAAATGAGAAAACGCCAATTGCGCCGGCGCAATTTGAAATGCCGAAAACCATTGTAAATACAGAGGAAGAGACGAGTTCAGGGGAGCCAAAAGAGCCAGAAAGAGAAGCGTCCCAAAGTACGGAAGAAGAGAAATCTGGGACAGTACAATTAAAAGATTCGCAGAAAGTAGAAGAAAAAGTATCCAGTGAGCCGGAAGTCGTACAAAACGAAACGGAAGATGTCCAGGAGCAGTTGCCAGGGCAGATGAATCTTCCTGCAGATTATCCGGGTACAGAGAGTATCGAAGTGGTCGGAAAGGCAATGTCGAGAAAGGATTATTTTGATACCCTTACCGCCTGGGGACTGTCCGTGTATCTCTCGAAATATCTTCCAGCGGATATTTTGGCGGATCAGAAGAAACTGTATCAGTGGATGCAGAAGCTGGTTGATGAACGAGGATATGAATTCGAACAAGAGGGAGGCGCGGATGCATAGCAGAAAAGAAGGAGCAGCGATCCGGGAAGAAGTATACCGGTTTATTGCGAAGTACATCACAGTTCATGTCTGTCCACCAAGCTACAAAGAAATTGCTGACGCGTTGGGAATATCCATATCAACCGTGAGAAGACATATTCAGGAACTTATTGACGAAGAAATTCTGGAGACAGATGCGGAGCCAGGAACGCAGCGAGCGTTCCGGATCCGCGGAACACGAGTAGGAAAGAGAGGAAAAGAGCATGAATAAAGTTATATTACTGGGAAGATTAACCAGAGATCCGGATGTCAGATACTCTTCAGGAGAGAATTCTACGGCGGTAGCCCGTTACACACTGGCTGTTGACCGTAGATTTCGCAGAGAGGGTGATTCCGCAACTGCAGACTTTATCGGATGCGTTGCTTTCGGCCGTCAGGCAGAATTTGCAGAGAAATATCTGCGGCAGGGAACGAAGATCGCCATCACCGGCCGGATCCAGACCGGAAGCTATACAAATCGTGAAGGCAGGAAGGTCTACACGACAGACGTGGTTGTGGAGGAGCAGGAGTTTGCGGAGAGTAAAAGTGCAGAGCATCCGCGGGAGCAGGGCGTAACACCGCAAGCAGATATGGACGGTTTCATGACTATACCGGATGGTGTCGATGAAGATATTCCATTTATGTAAGCAGGAGGAGAGAAGAAAATGTTATATCCAAAACCAACAAAGAGAAAAAAGAAAAAGAAGCACGGAAAGAGTCTGCTACAGAACAAGGAGATTCGGATCTGCTATCTCTGTGCCAGAAATGGGGATGATAGTTGGAAACCGGTGCTGGAGGAACATCATATCTTTGGCGGACCGAATAGAGATCTTTCCGAGGAGCATGGAATGAAGGTTTACCTTTGTCCGGAATGTCATCGGACATCTGCCAGAGCCGTACATAAGGATCCGGCGGGAGAAGCCAATCGCTATTTGCATGAAATGGGACAGAAAGCATTTGAAAAGGAAAAACCGGACTTAAATTTCCGAGAAATTTTCGGGAAAAATTATTTGTGAGGAAACGAGGATGGGAAACCATGAAGAATGCAAATTTACCGTATGGGAGAGAAAAATGAGAAAAATACCGGAAGAGATGGAGAAGATGATTCTGGAGATGTTACAGAGAGGTGAAACATATAAAACGATCATGAACAGAACAGGAGTATCGGAGACCACGGTTGGCAGGGTCGCAAAAGAAAATGGAATCTGCAGACTGAAAAGAAATGCGGAAAAGTGCAAAGAAGGTTATCCTCCGGCATTGTTGGATGAATGGGATAGAGTAAGACTTGAGATCTTACGGAAAGGATAGGGTATGAGAGAAATTATTGAAATATTGCTTGCCTGCGCAGGGATGATCGGCGCGGCGGCGTGGCTACTGAACCGGACAGAGAGTCCGAAGGATCCGAAAGAGGACGAAGAACAGATGGAATACTTAAGAGAATGGAGTGAGAAACATGGTAAGGATAACAGAAAAGAGTAAAACAGGATTATGGCACCTGAGAGGTGTAAGTTGGGAGCAGCTTCGGACTGGGCATAAAATTACAAAAACGGTAAGCGAAAAGATCTACGGTGCTTTGTGCAAACTAAAAGACTATGAGGATTCTGGTATGAATCCGGATCAGGCAGCGGAAGCGGCCGAAAAGAATACGCCGACGGAACCGAAGGAAATGCTGGATTGGAACGGAATTACGGCTTACGAGTGCGAAAACTGCGGATGTGATGTATTTGAGACTCAGAACTACTGCCCGTACTGCGGCCAAAGACTGAAATGGGAGGAGTAGCCATGAATGGTGAAGGATATCGTGATCCGACAGCGGACAGGGCAATTCGAAACGCTACCCACCTGCCGAGACAGATCTGGAGTGTGGTCAAGGCTGTACGGGAGGTTTTGAACGTGTCGCACCTGGAATTGGTCGAGATCAAAATGAGAGACCGGACAACCGGAAGAGAACACAAGTGGGGAGGTGATACCAGTGGATCAGCACAAAGAGGAGAACGAGAAGAAAAAAGAATACCTGAGAAGATACCATGCGGCAGAACTTGCGGAACGAGAAATTCGAGAAGAGATTGATGATCTGCGAATGAATAAAATGTTTCCGGCGCTGATCCAAGACGGGATGCCGCATGGGAGCAGTTGCATGGATCTTTCAGAGTATGCCGTACAGCTTGATGAGCTGCTGACGGAGCTGAAAGATCAGATGGAGAAGAGGATCAGAATCCGGCGAAAGATTACGTGGGAAATTGAACAGATGCAGAATGAGACCGAAAAAACAGTCTTGAGATTGAGATATATTCATTGGCTACGGTGGGAGCAGATCGCGGAAAGAATGGGATATAGTCAAGAGCATGCCCAGAGAATACATAAAAAGGCATTAAGAAATTTCAAGATATCATAGAATGTCATACTATACATGTGGTATGCTGTAAGAGCCAGAGAATGGATAAGGGATCAACATTTCCTACACATCCTTGTGAAAACTCCTTAGATGTATTTTGATCGGCGACCAGGCGTCACAACCTGGCCGCTGAATAAGGTCAGCATCAACCTTGGCAGAGCCAAATGATGTACGGTGTTTGGTGTGCACACCCTGCACCTATTGGAACGTAGCTCAGCGGAGAGAGCAAAAAGCGCCGGCAACGAAGCCGCAGGTTCGAATCCTGCCGTTCCAACTCTCCATTGACTGGAGAATTCCACAAAATCAGCGATACAAAAGACGATCTGAAAACAGGTCGTTTTTTGTTGTAAAAAAAATAGAAATGAGATATTATGATTTAAGATTTTGTGGAAAGGCGGAAATGAAAATGAGGTTATATGGAATGTATTATACATGTAAAATGTATTTGGAAACGGTTCAAAATATGGAAATTGGATCTAAAGTAATAGCAGCAGGGCCTGTTAAATATATTGAAGGTTGGAATGAAAAAAGTATTATCTTAAATGAACTGGCCAAGATAACGCCATTGCGTGAAAGTGTACAAAAGCTGTATGAATCAATTCCAATCATGTATCGTGATGTGGATGAATTTGATATCACCGAAACGGTGGCAGACACATTTAAGGAATATAAAAGACAGCTAGTTATTGCAATGAAGACAATAATTCGAACATATGAAGCTATAAATCCACAAAAAGTGGCAGAAAAAGAATATGGATTTGATATTAAAATGCCGGAATTTCAAAATTTGGATGATTTCGCAGGATGTATTTCAGACTTGAATTTTATATTAAGTCAATGTCCATATTTAAATTCAAAAGATGCGAGCATCAAATATGGTTCTGTCGATGTTGGATCTACATGGTTAACTTTTTTGATTGCAGGAGCAGCGGCAACAACTGTATTATCTAATTTGGGTAAACTTGTAGATGCTGCTGCAAAAATCAAATCACACGCAACGACTGTAAAAATGCAGGAAGAAGCATTGCGATCACTGGAATTAAAAAATGAAATAGCAGCCGAGGTGTTGGATGCGTTCAAGAAAACCAACAAAATCTTAACACAAAATTCTGTGAGTGAGTTGGAGCAGGAGCTTGGAGAATTAAAAGATGGAGAAGAGAAAGACAAAGCGGGAAGAAGTCTTGAAAAGCTTGCCTATTGGATGGACAAGGGAATGCAATTTTATTCTGCAATAGATGCTCCAAATGAGATTAAAGATGTGTTTCCAGTACAGCAGGAAGTGAGTTACTTATCAGATGACTTGATGAAGCTTATAGAAAAAAGGAAAAGTAAAATAGTACAGCGGGCGGTCTTTCATAAAGACTGCCTTTTTTATACTCAAAAACGAAACGAATGAGAGGTGGTGAGGCTTGGCAAGAGCACCGGATCAGCGGGTGGAGCAGGCCAGAAAATTATATGCAAAAGGTCTGAAATTAATAGAGATTGCCGGCACTTTGGGAGTTCCGGAAGGGACGGTTCGAAGCTGGAAGAATCGATATGACTGGGATAATGCAACGTTGCAAAAGAATAAACGCAACGTTGCAAAAAAGAAAGGCGGTCAGCCGGGCAACAAAAATGCCGAAGGGCACGGCGGAACAGGACCGCCGGGAAATAAGAATGCGATTAAGACAGGAGAGTTTGAAGCTCTCTTTTTTGATTGTCTGGATCCAGATGAACAGAAGCTGATCCAGACAGTACAGCCAGATAAAGAACAGCTGCTTCTGCAGGAGATCCAACTGCTGACTGTCCGGGAACGGCGTATGTTAAAGCGGATTGAATCCCTGAAGCTTCTGGAGCAATCTTCCAATCCGGAAGAAGTCCAAGAGGATGATGAGCTTGAAAAAGCCCCTCCCGGAATGTCTGTCACAAAATACAAATCCGGTATGGAGAAAGGCAAGCCAACACTCCTGAGGGAATATGAGGGAATCCTTGGTCAGATCCAGTCCATTGAGGATGCGTTGACCAGAGTCCAGGCCAGACGCCAGAGGGCAATTGAAGCCCTGCATAAATTTGGTTATGATGATGCTCATCTGGAGCTTGAAACTATGAAGTTCGAGCTGGAGCTTCTAAAACAGGATGGACAGAACGAGGATGATACAGATGACGGCTTCCTGGAAGCCATGAATGCTTCTGCCGAAAATGTCTGGGGTGATGAGGATGTATGAGAAACTAAACAGCCTTAAGAAGCGCCTGCAGCAGATGAAGCAGAACCGGACAACCAGACAGAACGGCCAGACATTTCACTTCTCTCCATTCTCAAAGAAGCAGAAGCAGGTTCTTACCTGGTGGTGCAAGGATTCGCCAGTCCATGATAAGGATGGAATCATAGCTGACGGCGCGATCCGATCCGGAAAGACTGTCAGTATGTCCCTCTCATTCGTGATGTGGGCAATGAGCACATTCAATGGTCAGAACTTTGCTATGTGTGGAAAGACCATTGGTTCTTTCCGGAGAAACGTACTATTCTGGCTGAAACTGATGCTCAAGTCAAGAGGTTATTCCGTAACCGATCGAAGAGCTGATAACCTCATTATCATCAGAAAAGGTGATACCGAAAACTATTTTTATATATTTGGCGGTAAAGATGAACGTTCTCAGGATCTTATTCAGGGTATTACACTGGCTGGTGTGTTCTTTGATGAGGTTGCACTGATGCCGGAATCCTTTGTCAACCAGGCAACAGGACGTTGCTCTGTGAAAGGCTCCAAGTTTTGGTTTAACTGTAACCCGGACGGGCCGTATCACTGGTTCAAGGTCAACTGGATCGATAAAGCCACGGGTTACCTGGGAAAAGAACAGGTCAGAAAGATCCGCCAGAAGGCAAAAACAGAAGGCAAGGATCCAGGACTGAAAGAGCTTCTGTATCTGCATTTCACCATGGATGACAACCTGTCCCTGGATGAAGAGGTAAAAGCCAGATACCGCAGCATGTACATTGGCGTATTCTTCAAGCGTTACATCCTGGGATTATGGACAGCAGCCGAGGGCGTTATTTATGATATGTTTGATGAAGCCAGGCATGTCCGCGATATCAAGGATTTCTTTCAGCTTCTGATCAACGGCAACCGATATGTTTCTTGTGACTATGGTACCCAGAATGCAACCGTCTTCCTGCTCTGGAACAAGGGACGAGATGGAGTCTGGTACTGCATCCGGGAATACTACTATTCTGGCCGAGACAAGGGCAGGCAGAAAACAGATTCTGAGTATGTGGATGACCTAAAAAAATGGCTGGATGGCACGAAGATAAAAGCAATCATCGTGGATCCATCTGCAGCTTCCTTCATTGCAGAGCTACGCAAGCGCGGGTACAAGGTGTTGAAAGCCAACAATGATGTGCTGGATGGAATCCGGCTGGTAGGAATGCTACTGAATTTGGAGCTGCTGAAATTTGCCAGCTCCTGTACAGAAACCATAAAAGAATTTGCTTCCTACATCTGGGATGAAAAAGCCATGGAACGTGGGGAGGACAAGCCTGTTAAGCAGCACGATCACAGCTGTGATGCTGTACGGTACTTTGTGAGTACAGTGCTTGGCAGTAAGGTAGCAAGACTTCGAGAGATAAGCAGGTGAAAATAATGTATACATTTACAGTTCCAAGAGAAAAATTTGATGAGCGGGCACCGGATAAGCAGATGATCCGCCAGTTGATATCCAAGCATATCAGCATTGTCGGGCGAATGCAAAAGAATATGGCCTACTACAAAGGACAGCATGAAATTCTGGAAGATGCGGATCGCGAAAATAAACTGGTGTGCAATCATGCAAAAGATATTTCTGATACGGCCAGCAGTTATTTCATTGGAAATCCGGTAACATATAAGGCAGAAGGAGATATCAAAGCCCTGACCGATGCCTTGGAGACTGCCGGAGCAGATGAAACCGACGGAGACAATGGGCTGGAGCTTTCCATTTATGGACTAGCGTATGAATATGTGTATGTAAAAGAGAATGAAAATGATCTGGTAACGAAGAACCTTTCTGCAGAAAATACATTTATGGTAAAGGACGACAGCATCGAGGAACGAGAACTCTTTGCTGTCTATTATTATGTCAGAAAAGATGATTCCGGAACTTCGGCAGATCATTTCATGGCAACCATACTGACGTCAAGATACCGGTACGAGCTGGATATCGAGGACAGCAGCGCTCCGCAGATCACCGTAGAAGAACCGAAGGAACATTATATGTGCGAAATTCCAATCATTGAGTATTTAAACAATAAACTTGGCATTGGTGATTTCGAACTGCAGATTCCGCTCATTGATGCTTACAATGCGCTGATGAGTGACCGTATCACGGATAAGGAGCAGTTTATTGATGCAATCCTTGCGATCTATGGAACGTTACTGGCCGATGACGAAGTAGATGAGAATGGTGAGAAAAAAGAAGGCGCAGAGGCGGCGATGAAGCATCTGAAAAAGAGAAAGGTGCTGGAAGTTCCGGATGGAGCCAAGGCAGAATATCTTACCAGAACATTCGATGAGACTGGCGTGGAAGTGCTGAAAAAGGCAATCGAACAGGATATTCATAAATTCAGTCATATTCCCTGCATGACGGATGAAAGCTTTGGTGGTAATGTTTCCGGCGTGGCAATGGAGTTTAAAGTATTGGGCATGGAGAACATTACAAAAATTAAGACCCGATATTATAAAAAAGGGCTTCGAAAACGTCTCCGGCTGTTTTGCGGTTATCTGTCTCTGTATCAGAAGAACGTGGATCCAAAGGGGATTACAATGGTATTCACAAGATCTCTGCCGAAGAACCTGCTGGAAATTTCACAGATTGTGGCCAATTTGTGGGGCAAAGTCAGCAGGAGAACGCTGTTGTCGCAGATTCCGTTTGTAGAAGATGTGGATGAAGAATTAAATGCATTGGAAAAAGAAACGCAGGAAAATCTTGAAAATCAACAGAAAATGTTCGGGAATGATCCAAATACCAAGCCGGATCAGCCAGGGGAAGCATCCGCAGAGGATGATGTAAGCCATGACGAAAAGGAATGAGCAGTATTGGAAGAACCGCGTGGCGCAGAGAATGTGGGAATATATGCAGAGTGCCGAAGAAACAGCAGATGAGGCGGCAAAGCTCTATCAAAAGGCAGCGGCGTATCTGAATCAGGAAATTGATGGTATTTTCGAGAAGTATATGACAAAACATAACCTTTCGGAAAGAGAGGCCTATGACCTGCTGAATCAGATGACGGACCGTGCTTCAATACAGGAATTACTGCAGAAGCTCCAGAATGGTGCCAAAGACACCGAAAAGGAGCAACTCATACAGAAACTTGAAGCTCCGGCATATCGGGCGAGAATCGAGCGTCTGGAGCAGATCCAGAGTCAGCTCGACCAGATTATGCGGAATGTATATCAACAGGAACTGACTCTTTCCACCTCGCATTATGCGGCGCTGGCTGAGGAGGCCTATTACAAATCAATATTCGACATTCAGCAACGCTCCGGATATGGATTTTCCTTTGCTAAGGTTGATCAGAAAATGATTGACCGATTGCTGAAAAGCAAATGGTCTGGAAAGAACTATTCCACGCGAATCTGGAATAACACCGGCGCGTTGGCGCAGACGCTGAAAGAGGAGCTACTGGTCAGCTTAGTAACCGGCCGCACAGAGCGGGAAACGGCCGCGATCATCATGCAGAAATTCGCCCAAGGGAGCAGCCAGGCCCGCCGTCTGATACGGACAGAAAGCAGCTATATCACCGGGCAGATGGATCTGCAGTCCTATGATGAGTGTGGGATAGAAAAATATGTCTATCTCGCAACGCTGGATCTGCGGACCTGTCAGGAAGACTGTGCGCCGCTGGACGGGAAGATATTCCCGGTCAAAGATGCCAATCCCGGTGTAAATATGCCCCCGATGCATCCCTGGTGCCGGTGCACGACGATTTCATATTTTTCAGATGAGATTCTGCGGAATCTGCGGCGAAGGGCAAGAGATCCGGTTACCGGAAAGACATATACAGTACCTGGGGATATGACTTATAAGCAGTGGTATGGAAAATATGTAAAAGATCAGGAGAAATCCAAGGAACTTATTGTAAAAGAATCCAAATCTGATATAATGATATCTGGAGCAAGAATCACAGATCCTGATAGTGATGCAGGCGAAGAGTTTGCTAAGATGTATTATAACGAGATAAGAAATTTTTCGACAGATACGAAGAAAATATCTCAAAATCTTGGCAAAAAAGAATCTGACATCAAGAAAATCAAAGCATATTTGTTCGAAGATAAGTCTTTGGTAGATTTGGAAACCGGTATGCGCAGAAGATTTGATCCGGATTGTGCAATAGCACAGAGCTGGCAACGGTTAATGATTGGAAAAGATATTAAACCGCATGATAGAACGTTGATCGAACATGAACTCTTGGAAATGAAGATAAAAGAAGAGAATCCGGCGATAGATCATTTAGAAGCGCACAGAAGAGCATCTGAAAAATATGATTATCCCAAGGAGGTGGCTGAATATTATGGTAATCTTAAAAAATATAAGAAAAACGGCTAAGGCTATTTCTGCAGATTACTATATTGAAGGTCGTGAACCAAAAGGATTTATGAAAATAAGCATTTTAGACGGCGAGATTTTGGAACATAAAAGTGCAGGATATGGGGCTGTTCATGTAAAATACGAATTGCGTCGGCTTGCAAAATTGGAGAACTTGCCGGAAGAAAAGATGGTTTTTTGGTACTGATCCAATAATGTGAAATAGTGAAGGAGTACAATATAAATTCTCTGATAAGAAAAGGGGGATATATATGAAACCAGGTGACAAGTATTATGACGGTCCGATTGTTGATAGCGGACGAACGATTAAAGAAATCGATAAAGACATTGAAAAAGAAAAAGAGCGCATAAAAAACATTAAATGGACACCAGAGATGTTAAAGGAATAATACCACCAGTCGAGAGGCCGGTGGTATTTTTATACTCATTTTTAAGAAAGAGAGGACAAGAAAATGAAATTTAAAGAAGCATTTGAAGAAATGAAATCAGGAATTCCAGTAAAACTTCCGTCATGGGCAGGCTATTGGTGGTGGGATGAAGAATCCCAGACAATCCTTATGTACACAAAAGACGGCGGCTGTCTGGATATAAGAGAGACACAGAATGTGGAGTATACGCTTCAGAATATCCTTTCCGATGAATGGGTTTATGCGAATGGTCAGAACTGCCCGATTCTTGGAGGAGAGGCAACCTTTTCTTTCGGGGAAGCGATTAAGTATCTGAAAAGAGGATTTAAAGTAGCGCGTAAAGGCTGGAACGGAAAGAAACAGTATGTTCAGCTTGCAACTGGAATTTCCTATAAAGACGCGGATAATCAGATCGTAAATTGTGAACACGATGCAATCGGAAATAAAGCCATCGCTTTTGTTGGAACTTCCGGCGTGCAGATGGGGTGGCTTGCATCTCAGGCGGATATGCTTGCAGAAGATTGGGTTTTTGCGGAGGAATAAGATTATGGGAAATGAAGAGTTTTTAAGAATTTGCAAGGAAAAGGTGGCTGAGTACATAAATCAGCATATGGATAAAACGGATCAGAAACAGATTACCGCAAATGATGTGTATGTGGTCTGGATGTGTAAAACACTGCAGAATCACAAAGCCCTGCTCAGCACTACTGTTCCGGATGGAATGTATTATGAGCTGACATACAACGGAGATAAAGCGGAATTGTATTTTGATGCATACAAAAAATTCCAGAATATCTGTTTTAAAATGTAGGAGGATATGGAATGAAAAAGAAAGTAATGGCATTGCTGACAGCGCTCATGTTGGTATGTGCATCTCTTACCGGATGCACTGAGGCGTACAAAGTCAGCAACAATATTTCACAGGAAGCCGACAATTTCAATGTAACCCGCAAACTCACAGTGTTAAATGCCAGAACCGACACGATCCTGCTGGAGCTGACAGGAACCTTTTCTTTGCAGAATAACTCAGAGAATGAACTTGAGGTCATTATTGAGACGGCGGAAGGAAAATACCAGAAGGATCTGGTCTATCTCAATGATTATACAATGTACGTTGTGGAAGACATTTCCGGGGCTGATGTAGATAAATACCATTATGAAATCAATTTTCTTCCGGAGTGGGGCGTAAAAGTTACTCACGAAGATTAATTGCGCCGGCGCAATTCCAAACGAACAATGCACGCAGAAATGCGTGTTATTTTTATGCCTTTTTCCTGCCAGGCGTTAAAGAAGCAGGGAAAATCCAACAGCGAATGGCCCGGGCACGAGAGTGAATAGGCTGGGCGGAAAGGACACGAAAACCATGAGAAAGAAATATTTTTATTGCAGAATCCCAATGAATCTGCAGATCTTCGCAGAAGGCGGAGCAGGAGACGGTGCTGGGGCCGATGGAGGCAATGGCGGCGGAGCCGGAGCAGCAGATCAGGGAGAAGCAGAACTTCCGTCATTTGACGATTTTCTGAAAGGAGAAGGAAATCAGGCAGAATTTGACCGCCGGGTGCAGAAAGCGATTGATACGGCAGTAACCAAGGCACAGGAAAAGTGGCAGGCACTGACCGATGACAAGCTGTCCGAGGCGGAACGCCTTGCCAAGATGACGAAAGAAGAGAAAGAGCAGTATCAGCGGCAGAAGAAAGAAAAAGAGCTTTCCGACAGAGAAGCAGCAATTACCAGAAAAGAACTGATGGCAGAGGCAAAGAATACACTTGCCAGTGATGGGTTGCCGCAGGAGCTGGCAGAGGTGCTCAATTACACAGATGCAGATTCCTGTAAAAAGTCCATGGAGAAAGTAAAAGCTGTATTTCAGAAAGCAGTAGAAGCTGCCGTGGAGGAGAAGCTGAAAGGCGGAAAACCGCCGAAAAAGGCGCCGGGAACTGATCCACAGAAGACCCAGGAACAGCAGGTGTATGACCTGATGATGGGAAAATTTTAAAGGAGAGTGAAAAATATGGCAGTTAATACATTAGCGACAGCTACACTGTTTCAGAAAATGTTAGATAAAGTAGCTGTTCAGGAAGCAACTACCGGCTGGATGGATGCCAATGCAGGGCAGGTCATTTACAATGGTGGAGCAGAAGTAAAAATTCCGAAAATGACCGTGCAGGGAATGGGAGATTATGATCGTGACAATGGATATCAGCGTGGGTCTGTTACTTTAGAGTATGAAACCAAAAAGATGACCCAGGATCGTGGTCGTCAGTTCCAGTTGGACTCGATGGACATTAATGAAAATAATTTTGTTACAACCGCGGCCGCTGTAATGGGAGAGTTTCAGAGAACACAGGTTGTACCGGAAATCGACGCATACCGTATTTCGAAGCTTGCAACAGATACGATCACGGCGAATAAAGCTGGAATGATTGAATATGCCTATGTGCCGGGAACGACTGGAACTTCTGCACTGCGTAAGTTGAAAGAAGGAATCAGAGCAGTAAGAGACGGCTACAACGGGGCCTTAGTATGCCAGGCAACGTCTGACTTTATTCTGGAGCTGGAACTCGAACTTGCGGGAAAAATTACTATGGGAACATTTTCGAAGAATGGAATTGATACCATGGTACCGTTTGTGGACAAAGTACCGATTATTCCAACTCCATCCAACCGTATGTATACGGCAATCAAGGTGAACGATGGTAAAGCAGCGGGACAGGAAAAAGGCGGATATGAGAAGGGAACTACAGCAAAAGACCTGAATTTCTTTATTTCCCCGGCAACAACACCACTCGCTATTACCAAACAGGATAAGATGCGAATTTTTGATCCGAACACAAACCAGAAAATGGATGCATGGCAGATGGATTACCGTCGGTTCCATGATTTATGGATTTTGGATAACAAGCTGGATTCCATCTATTTAAATATTCGGGAGGCAAAGGAATGAGATTAAAAAAAGGAAACGTTGAGAGGGAAGCGGATGGGATCAAGGCAGAACGGCTCCTGAACGATGGATTTACAAGAGTAGAAGCTGTTAAGATGCAAAGCCCAGAGGTTTCCAACAAAAAAGATCTTTCAGAGATGACTGCCGAGGAATTAAAAAATCTTGCAAAAGAAAAGGGGATTTCTGGTGCATCTGCGCTGACAAAGGCGGAGCTGCAGGAAGTCCTGAAGGATGTGGTCTGAAATGACCGAACTGGAAAAGCTGAAGAAAATGACCGGTGAGAAAGACGAAGGGCTTCTGCAGATCCTCTTAGAGGATGCGGAGGCTTTCGTTTTATCCTATACGAACCGTACCCACCTCGTTTCCGGCCTGGATAAGGCTGTCCGGGATCTGGCAGTCATCGCCCTAAATCGGATGGGAACAGAGGGAGAAGCAGCGCGCACCGGATCCGGAGAAAGCTACACTTTCAACGACGCGCCAAAGCAGATCTACGATGTGCTGAACCGGTACCGGCTGGCAAGAGTAGGAGGGAAAACGTTTGAGGCTGAAAAGAAGCAGGCTGGTGGAGCTGAAACACTGTCCTCTTGAACAGAAAAAGGATAACGAGGGCGGAACCTACATCGAATATGGTTCTGCCGTTCCCTTCCGCGCGGAAATGTGGGCTGCCGGCGGGCGGATCCAGAGCGAAATGTATAGAATACGCCTGCCGAATATCCGCAATCTTCGGATTGACGGGACATACACGGAGAATTCCGGGAAGAACGGAAAACTTTCGTATACAGTGGCAGACGGACCGACAATTTCCGTAAACGATGGCATCTGCATCAATGGGGATCAGCCGGATTACAAGGTAATTGCCATCTATCCCTATCGTTATCTGACTCTGGAGGTGGAAAAGCTATGATTCTTGGAACGAAAGATGTCACAGAGATGCTGAAAAATGCCTCAGAGCTTGAGATCAGCAAAGCGGTTTCAAAAGGAATCAAGCTGGTCCAGTCCGCGGCGCGGGCGGAATGCCCGGTAGATCACGGTGAACTGAGGGGAAGCATTTTCACAGTGGTAGAGGCAGAAGGCCGGAATGTAACCGGCATCTGTTATACAGATAAGAAATACGGTCCATATGTGGAATTTGGTACCGGCCCGAAGGGACAGGCGAACCACGAGGGCATCTCGCCGGATGCAACGCCGGTTTATACACAATCGCCTTGGTGGATCCACGAAGGCAGCGGCTGGAACGAGGTTGACAGGGAGACTGCAGAAAAATGCGGCTGGTTCTACATTGACACACCGGAGGGCAGATTCTATCAGTGTACCGGACAGGCAGCGCAGCCTTTTATGTATCCGGCACTGAAGAACAATGAGAAACAGATTGAGCAGGTGATACGAGAGGAGCTGAGAAAACAGTTTTGAAGAACGTAAAAGATCAGGTATATGCGGCGCTGGATGCCGTATTTGAGAATGTGACGGACCAGTACCCGAAAGACTGGGCGGCACTGCCTGCGGTGCAGTACACAGAAGAGGATAATAAGGTATACGAGCGCACGGACAAGGAAGAAAAATCCTATGTGCGGTACCGGATTGATATTTGGAATAACCGGTCTACATCCGAAGCCGCCATGCAGGTAGATGCTGCATTGTCGAAGCTCGGTCTGGTGCGAATCCTCTGTCAGAACACGCCGGATCCGTCCGGCATGAAGCACAAGGTGATGCGTTACGAAGGAATTATCGATATGGAGTCGGAGCAGGTATTCTGGCCGGCTTAGGAAAGGAGCAAATATGTTAGCAAATGGTGCAAAATTAGGATACAAGAAACACGGTGCGGCAGAAAGTGCCTACACAGATCTTCCAGGTCTGAAAGAGATTCCGGAGATTGGAGTGGAGGCCGAGAAGGTGGACAACACCTGCCTGACAGATACTCACAAAGTATATGAGCAGGGAATCGGCGATCTGCCGGAAATGACTTATAAGTTCAAATACGACAATACAAAAGCTACTTCTCCGTATCGGCTCATGAGAACTGCGCAGGAGAACAAGGATCTGCTGGATTTCCAGGAGACTGCTGTAGACGGCACAAAGTGCAGTTTCAGTGCGGAGGTTTCCGTAAAACGTACTGGTGGCGGTGTCAATGGTGTGGTCGAGTTCGAGTTAACCATGCTGGTACAGAGTGATCTTACTTGGACAGATCCTACATAAGGAAAGAGAGGAAAAATAAATGAGTGAATATACTGGCGGCATCGATGAAGAAATCGGTGTAGAGGAGAAAGAAAAAGCCGATAAAGTCACAAGCATCGAGGAGAAAAAGCCGAAAAGACGGCCGTTTCACTACTGGAAAGTAGGGGACAGAGAACTGCGTCTGAAGTTAAATACCCGGATGATCGAGATGCTGGAAAACAAATACAAGATGAATATCATGAATCTGGTTGCTGGCGATGATATCCCGCCGCTGTCTGTCATGCTTACTGTAGTGCAGGCTGCAGCGACCCCATGGACACACAAACTGAAATACGAGGATGTTCAGAAAATGTATGACAAATGGACTGAGGACGGTGGCGATCAGATCACTTTCTATTTTCAGATCATTATGCCGACAATGGTGGTTTCTGGTTTTTTCCCGCAGGATCAGGCGGACGACCTCATGAAGAAGCTGGAAACAGCAGAAGAAATGATGTGACGCTTGTCTCCGATGATCTGGATGAATTGTACGAACAGGCGCTGGACTGCGGCATCCGCCCGGCGCTCTTCTGGGAACTGTCGCCGCTGGAGGTTGCGGATCTGATGGCAAGTTACCATCGGAGGGAACGCCGGAAATTCAAGCGGCAGGTAGGACTGTCCTTCCTGCAGGCAGAAGTAACCGCGCGGTATGTCGCATTGCAGAAGGATGATCCGCTTCCGGAACCATGGGAGTATTATCCGACGCTGTTCGAGGAAGAAAAACAGGCATTCGAACAGGAAAAATTGAAAGAGTATTACGAAAAGCGGCGGGAAGATGCCGCGAGATACAACCAGAGACGACATCAGATGGAAGAGAACTGATGTCGTCTCTCCTTTTAAAAATAGGAAGGAGGTGAAAACGATGGCAGAAGATCTTGCAAAATTGCAGGTTAAACTCGAAGCACAAGCGGATGAGTATGTCAAAGAGATCAAAAGAGCTGACTCTGAAACAAAAAGAGCAGTTGCCAGCATGACAAAAGAAACCGAGCGCCTGAAAAAGCAGTCTTCCAGTATGTCCATGTGGAAGAATACCGGGAAACTGATTGCAGATTCCGTAAAATATGCAATTCCCAACATCAAAGCTTTGAGCGCGGAAATAAAGGGATATGTCAAAGAAGCGCAGGTGGCTGCGGGCGTAAAAGTGTATACAGATGAATATGCATCTGTTCGGAACAGCATGGAAAAGACCAGAAAAAAGCTGAAGGAACTGCGGCAGGAAGAAAAAGCACTGCAGCAGATGGGCGAACACAAAGGAGAGTCTGACCGGTATCAAAGTCTGAGAAAATCCGCGGAAAAAGCCCAGTCAGAACTGGATGCACTGAAGCGGAAAATGGCAGAACTGGCGCAGGAGGGGAAAGAAAAGGAAATAACCCCCAAATTTGCAAAACTGGATACGGAATACAGTACGGAACAGGAAAATCTCAAAAACCTGAAGAAGGAATACGAACGCAGACGAAAAAACAATATCCCAATGCTTGATACAAATGCGGATGGTACCCTTACCAATGTCGAAGAGGAACTGACGAAGAGCATGGAACGCGCTGAGACGTTGAAAAAGGAGCTGGAAGAACTGCGAAAGGAAGGAAAGGACTGGCAGCCGACAGAAGCGGCTAGAAAGCTTTCTGAACAGATGGAGAAAGCATCCGAAAAACTTGGAAAATACCGTACAGATATGACGGACCTTCGAGCAGATGGCGTAGACCGCGGAACCAATGCATGGATCAAGAACCAAAAAGAGATTGCAAAAACTCGTGGTGAGATGGAAAAGTACAAAACCATGAGCAGGAATATGGAATCTTCCGGTGAAGATGTGAAAAAAGGCACTGGCGGCGCAGTAGCCAGTGTCAAGGCAGTTATCAACGAAATGAAAAAGTCTCTCAGCCAGACAAAAGTAGGCAGCTTTGTATCAAAAGGCTGGGGTGGTGCCACAAAACTTTTCAAAGGCGTAACATCCGGCGCAAAGCTTGCAACGACAGCGATTAAGAAATGTTCCGGTGCAGCCGCGTCCCTAATTCATCGTTTCAGCAACGGCATTTCCGCCGCCTGGCGGTTTGCGAAAGGTCTTTTGAGCCTTGGCAGAGGAGCCAGAAATACAGCCGGCGGATTTCAGGGCGGTCTGAAGGGACTGCTGATGTACGGACTGGGAATTCGTTCCCTCTTCGCATTGGTCAATCGCCTGCGCAGTGTCCTTACAGAAGGCATGAACAATCTGGCGCAGTACAGCGACAGTACCAACGGCAGTCTGTCTATGCTGATGTCATCCCTGACACAGCTGAAAAATGCACTGGCAACAGCCTTTGTGCCGATTCTGAATGCAGCGGCTCCAATGCTGAATCTTCTGATCCAGAAGGTAATTGCGGCCGTAACGACACTGGGACAGCTCTTTGCATCACTGACCGGTCAGTCCGGCTTTGTAGCGGCTAAGAGGGTCAACCAAGACTATGCCAAGAGCTTAAATTCCAACGCAGACAGCGCAAAGAAAGCCAACAAAGAAAATAAAAAGCTGCAGAACACGCTATTCGGCTTCGATCAGATCAATAAGCTGAACGATAATTCTGACAGCGACGATACCGCAGATATCAGTACAGGAGGTGGTTTAACCCCAGCGGATATGTTCGAGTCCGTTCCGCTTGACAGCAAGGTAAGTGACTTTGCCAAAAAGTTGAAGGATGCATGGAAAAATGCAGATTTCACGGAAGTCGGACAGATTGTCGGTATTAAGCTCAATGATGCGCTGAATCAGATTTCGTGGGGACCGATTCAGAAGACAGCACAGAAAGTTGGTAAGTCCATTGGTACCTTTATCAGTGGTTTCGTTGAAGTGCCAGATCTTGGCACCAACATCGGAAAAGCGATCGCTGAGGCGGTCAATACAGGTGTTGGAGTCATCAATGCCTTTCTGGACAATACCAGATGGGATTCTGTCGGAAAATTTATCGGTGATGGGCTAAACGGTGCGGTTAATACTGTAGACTGGTCGGGAATTGGTCACATGTTTGCGCAGAAGTGGAATGCAATCTTTACCACCATTGGAGAAGTTGCCAGAACCTTTAAGTGGTCTAATTTTGGAAGAAATTTAGCGTCTGGACTCAATAAAGCGATTACCGATTTTGACTGGGCTGGAAATGGAGCGCGGATCAGCGACCTTGCACTTGGCCTGCTTAATACGCTTACAACTTTTCTAGAGCAGACAGACTGGGTAAAACTCGGCGCATCCATCAAGTCATTTATTGCGGCCATTGATTGGAAAAGTATTGGAACAGAACTTTCACGGGCAATTGGAGATATCTTTGGCGCACTTGGTGCTATTGTCGGCGGTTTGGTAGGTGATGCCTTTAAAAATGCTCAGAAATATTTTGCTCAGAAAACGAAGGAATGCGGCGGTAACGCTTTCCTTGGATTCCTTAAGGGAATTCGGGATGCAATTATCGGCATCGGAGCTTGGATCAAGAAGAATATTTTTGATCCGTTTATGAAAGGCTTCAAAAGTGTATTCGAGATTCACAGCCCGTCCAAAGTTATGGCTGAGATGGGAAAATATCTCATCGAAGGCATGTTGAATGGAATCACGGATAAGATCTCCGATATCAAGCAGAAATTCTCCGAAATCAAGGATGCCATCAGTAAAAAATGGGAGGAAGTAAAGACAGATACCTCGAAAAAGTGGAAACAGATCAACGATGATACGTCGAAGAAAATAGCGAATCTCCGCGATGATGCCAAAACAAAATTTGAGGAAATCCGTTCCAAAATTTCAGATAAATGGTCTTCTGTACGTCAGAACACGGAGATAAGCTGGAATAACACGAAGACCAGCCTTGCCCAGAAATGGTCTGGGATCCGCTCGGATGCGTCGTCAAAATTCGAGAATATCCGCAGTACAGTGGCTCAGAAGTGGACAAACCTGCACGGAAATACGACTTCCACTTGGTCTCAGATCGGCAGCAGTTTGAAAAATACTTGGTCAGATTTGAAGGGCAATGCATCTCGGGCGTTCGGAACGATCAGTGATAATATCTTAAACTGTTTCCGGAATTTGAAAAATTCCCTGAAAAGCACGATGTCCGGCGTGGCAAATGCCATCATTTCCCCGATCGGCAGTGCGGTCAACGGCGTGATCAGCGGTGTAAACTGGATTCTCGGAAAAGTCGGTAGCAGCAAGGCGTTCGCAAAGTGGCAGGTACCGAAGTTCGCCAATGGATCCGAAGGCTTGCAGGCGGATACGCTTGGAGTGGTCAACGATCAGCCGGGAGGAATCTATCGAGAGATGGTTATCCGCCCCGATGGCAGTGCTTTTGTGCCGCAGGGCAGGAATGTTCCGCTGATGATGGAAAAGGGCACGCAGATCGTACCGGCGAAGCAGACACAGCAGTATTTGAGCATGATGCCGCACTTTAAAACCGGTATCGGAACCAAAATCAAGGATACTATTTCGGATGTATGGAGCTACGTATCTCACCCTTCGAAGCTTGTGGATCTGGCGATTGAAAAGTTCGCAGACGTTGGAAAAGCTGCGGAACCGGGACTCAGCATCGCCAAAGGTGTTATCTCGCAGGTCAAGGGCAGCATCACAGATTTCGTCAAAAATCTTTTCAGCGAATCTGCACCAAAAGTAAATTATGTTGCCAGCAAGGGTGTGGAGCAGTGGCGGTCACTTGCCATTAAGGCACTGCAGCTGACCGGTCAGTATTCGGCGGCAAACTTGAACAGCCTGCTGTACCAGATGCAGACAGAATCATCAGGCAACCCGAATGCTATCAATCTGTGGGACAGCAACGCAAAACGCGGTACCCCATCCAAAGGTCTGATGCAGGTAATTGATCCGACCTTCCGCGCATATGCGATGGCACCATACAATCAGAATATCTGGGATCCGCTCAGTAATATGATTGCATCCATCCGTTATGCAGTAAGTCGGTACGGCAGTCTTGGAAAAGCATATCAGGGTCACGGATACGCATCCGGCGGTTTCCCGCAGACGGGCGAGTTCTTCATGGCGCGCGAATCCGGGCCAGAGCTTGTAGGCCGAATGGGAAGCAGAAATGCGGTTGCCAATAACGATCAGATAACGGAGGGCATCAAAGGTGCCGTATTTGAAGCTATGCTGGACGCATTCCAGGCAGGCGGTATTTTTGAGCGGAAATCCGATGCGAACAAGGACGTTACCCTGGAGCTGACGATCAAAGCCGATTCGGAAACTCTGTATAAGGTCGTTCGGAAAGGCAAAGAGAAACACGATGGAAGATACTATGTGATTGAAACAATTTAGGAGGCGGGTACATGGATGAAATGATTAGCGTTGACGGGAAAACATTCAAGTGCCCGTCATCCTTTAAATGGAAAAAGAGTGACATCAGCGCAAGCGACGCGGGAAGAACGGATGATACGCAGATGCACAAGAACAAGGTGGGTGAAAAGCGCACCTTGTCTCTTGGCTGGGTCTGCCTGTCAAAAGCGGAAATCCATGAGATTCTGGTGGCGTTCGAGCCGGAATATGTCAATATTACATATTGGGATCCATTAGACGGAAAGGACATGACGCGGCGGTTTTATACCGGCGATATGGAAGCTGATGTGAAATGGTGGGCGAAAGGCCGCGAACGGTACTCTACACTAAATTTTGAGGTCATAGAAAGGTAGGAAAACATGCGGACATTATCAGAAAAGTTTAAAGAACTGCAGGAAGAGCATCCGGGGCAGGTTCTGCGCTTTGTAGATCTTACGCTCAAAGATGGAACGGTTCTGAATCTGACAAATCATCAGTTGTGGGAGAAAGGATTTCAGTTCGAGGATGCTGTTTCTGGAGAAAGCAGTTTTGATATCGGATCGGTAATTGTTAATCAGTGTATCGTTAATATCAACAACATCTATAACGATTACAGCAATTATAATTTCGAAGGTGCGGAAGCGGTTTGCTATCTCGGTATGAATGTAGGCGAGAAGACCGAACAGATCGAAAAAATCCGAATCTGCACGATGACGGTGGTAGAAGCTCCGTATCAGAACAGTTCCATTATTTCTCTGACCTGTCAGGATAATGCCCGCAAATTCGACCGGGACTATGCAGAAAGCAAGCTTTCATATCCGGCCACCAGATCGCAGATTATCCGGGATGCCTGTAATGTATGTGGCGTAACACTGGGTACGGTATCTTTTTACGGAGATGACTATGTAGTGCAGGAGCGGCCGGCGGATGAGGCATTAACCTTCCGCCAGGTGCTTTCCTGGACGGCACAGCTTGGATGCCAGTGGATGCGCTGCGACGAATACGGACGTTTGTGCATTGGATGGTATCAGCAGAAGCCAGTGGCAGAAGATCTGCTTAAGATTCGAAGCACGATCGGACTTACTGTTAATCTGGAAGAAGTTGTGATCACTGGTCTGAAGGTGACAGAATATACAACAGATAGTTCCGATGGAGCAGCATATCTCTATGGAACAGAAGGATATGTTCTTTCTATTGAAAAGAACCAGCTGATCACAAAAGGAACTGGAAAGGAAGCCGTTGAAAAAATCGGACAGCAGTGTGTAGGCATGCATTTTCGACCGTTTTCCTGCAGCCAGCTGATGGATATTGCAATGGAAGCCGGAGATGCGGTGGTGGTTACAGATCGGAAAGGGAATACTTATCAGAGCTATGTAACCGTGACAACTCTGAAACCGGGAGAATATCAGAGCGTTGCCTGCAATGCCAAGAGCGCGGAGCGAAACAGCTACAAACGGTATGATGAACTGACACAGGCATATCTTGCACAGAAAAAGCAGTATCAGGCGCAGAAAACAGCTTGGGAAAATCAGATCGAAGAGCTTGGCAAACGCCTAAAAGAGTCTCCCGGTCTTTATACAACCGAGGAAAAAGATTCTTCTGGTGGGAAGATTTTTTATTGGCATAATAAGCCGACGTTGAAAGAATCCGATATTATCTGGAAAATGACAGCGGATGCCTGCGGCGTATCCACAGATGGCGGAAAAACGTGGAATGCTGGACTCTCTGTTGACGGTAAACTGATTGGCAAGATCATGAGTACGATCGGCCTTAATTTCAGTTGGGGCGTTGGCGGCGAACTGATAATCCAGGATAAGTCCGGGAATGAAACCATGTATGTCAATGCAGAAACAGGAGAAGTAAGAATCCGAGCCACTTCGTTTTCTATATCTGGAAAAACAGTGAACGACATCGCAAAAGATTATGCGAATAGCACACTGGATGATTTTTTACAGGGCGAATATGCAGATGCGATGACTGAAATTTCGGAATCGCTTGATAAAAAAGCAGAAACATGGTATCAGGATACGGATCCATCGTTGAACTGGAATGAAAGAAGGGAAAAAGAGCCTCTGCAGGACAGCGAAAAGGAAACCATCACAGATTCTAAAAATGAAGATCTTCTTACCGTGTGGGAACGAGAAAAAGTTTCCCATAATGGAGACTTGTGGCATAATACCACAACGAATGTGCAGTATATTTACATCAACGGAAACTGGCAGGAAATGAATGTTCCGGATGAGGTTTTTGATAAAATCGACGGAAAAGCACAGATTTTCGTGGCAGAGCCGGTACCGCCGTATGATGTTGGTGATACTTGGTTTACCGGTACGGAAATCCGAGTCTGCATGACAAAACGAGAGTCCGGCAAATATCAGGCAAGCGATTGGTTGAAAAAGGATGCGTATACAGACGATTCTGCGTTGAACACTTTTTTGAATGGAAGCTATAAAAATACGCTTACGGAAGTTCGCTCGCAGATTGATGGAAAAGCGGAAACCTGGCGGCAGGAAAGTGATCCGGCAACTGCATGGACTACAACAGCCGAAAAAGCAAAGCACAAAGGAGATTTATGGAATAATACCAAAACACAGAAATCTTATATCTATAACGGTACAGGATGGGAAGAGATGACTTCAACACCGCCTGAAGCTGTCTTTGATATGATTGATGGAAAAGCTCAAATCTTTGTCAGTACACCAGTTCCTCCATACGCAATTGGAGATTTGTGGTTTAACAACCAAACTTCAGATATCTTAACCTGTATAGTAAACAGGGAATCTGGCAAGTTTACAGCGGCCGATTGGCAAAAAAGGAATAAATATACCGACGATTCTGCTTTCACAAAATGGATGAATGGTGAATATTCCAATACACTGCAGGAAGTAAAAGGACAGGTGGATGAAAAAGCAGAAACATGGAGACAATCTGCGGATCCATCAAAATCATGGACAACTACTACTGAAAAAACAAAACATAAAGGGGATCTCTGGTATAACACAACAGAACAGAAGTCTTATATTTACAACGGAAGCACCTGGGAAGCCATGAAGGCGGAGCCGCCGAGTTCCGTTTACGACTCTATTGACGGAAAAGCGCAGATCTTCGTAAACACGCCAAAACCGCCATATGATGTGGGAGACCTGTGGTTTAACGATTCTACATCAGACATTATGACCTG